TCGCTGTACTAGGAGCTGCTATGTTTGTGTCCTAAAGGATATCAGATATTGTTCAGCTTGTTTTGATACCGTACACAACGATCCAGAAACCAAAAAACTGATGGAAACCATACTAGTTCAATGTGGACTTGAGGACTTGGAAACATGGCACGATTAAAGATTAGAACCCACGAAGTGACAAATAATTTCTGTGGGGCTTGCGGCGTGATTATGTCTAAAAGCCTGGACATTTTTGATCATTGTCCAAAGTGTAAGGAAATAATAGAAGCATGACTGGTCGAGGATATGGTTTAGATCTGAAAGAAAGAACATCAATGCAAAAAAACTACGGAACAATTCATAGACACACCCGAAATAATTGCAATATCAAAACTTACTATATTGCAAACTGTGATGTTTTAGGTCGTGCCATTTGTTCAGTATGTGGAAAACATTGGTCAATTTAGTATGATTAGTATGGGTAATTACCATACTAACCATACCTTTTTTTTATTTATCTTCTAAATCGTGAGGCTCTGCGGCATAATTATCGGGTGTTTTACGCCCCGTAATGTAGCCGCAAAGCTTACCAATTTGCTGTTGTTGCTTAAATAAGAATCCTAGTATTAGGATCTGCATTGGCAACAACAAATACAACCATTCCATGACCATGATTATTTGTTGGCGTTATGGATTTTCAATAGAGCAATTGTTGATATTGGTGTTACAATAGCTGCTAGTAATAACCCTAAAGTTGAAAGTTGTGATTCCATCAAATCACCACCTATTGTTTTTGGATATATGCCAATTCATAATAGGCAGGCATATTTTCATGGCTTGAACTTGCGTTGCTTGTTGATGCGTTATTAATAGAAATTCCTGTGGTAGCTGAGTTTGTGTTTATAGTATATCCGCCTTGATGTTGCAAATTTGCGTAATTTCTTGGTGTATAGCTTGAGATGTTCCCGTTAATACTGTGCGAATGTCCTGGATCCGTTATAGTGTGACTGTGTGCATTAGTTCCCGATTGTGATCCTGTAAGAGTTACCGCATCAGCCCCCCCCGTAGAGCCTGGATCTGTACCCGCTGTTGCAACACCCCTGATAAATTTTGCAACCAAATTAGGTGTTGTTCCTGTACCGTCACATAATGCCCATCCAGTAGGAATTGTAGCTAATGTACCTGACCACATACAAATCACACCAGGCGGCAAAAAATAATCAATTAATTGAACCCCGTTCATATCCGTTAAAGTTTCTGATAATTGTCCGCCGTCACCCGCCAAAGCTTGATTGTGTGTATGTGGTATTGTTTCGGGTGTACTTGATCCGCCGCCGCCAAATGCCAAAATTCTATACCTGTACCTCTATGCCAGGTTCAGATTTTGGAATCGGTAACACTTGCGCTTCAACTAAAACAGAACCCGCCGCCCCTGCTATTACAGTCATATAATTCACAACTGCATTATCTAAAGTGGAAAAACTTGATGCGGGTAAATTTGCAAATAACCGATTTAAATTATAATCATAACTAGCGGCGTTACCCCCATCATTATTTGTAATTTTTAAATTAATGGCACGACCTAAGAATTGATCAGGAAAACTAATTGATGTCGTTACACCTTGAGGACATAATACCCTAATTGGATATAGTAACGGTACTGTTTGTACTGTTGGTTGTTGTTTAGAAGAAAAAGGCACGTTACATCATATCCTAGTTTAAAGGAGATCCGTAACGCACTAAGATTTGTGGGTTAGCTAATGCGCCTGCTGTTTGGGTACATTGCCATTGGTAGTTACCTGAACTCATGTTAACATTTCCAATAGAAACTCTACCGCTAGTGTTTGGATTGATTGCACTAGAGAAGGTTCTAACTGCTGTTGCGTTTCCGTTCTTTACTAATACAAACTCATAGAGTTGAGTTGCGAGTAATGGCGGATTCATAACACAGTCTTGGATAACGTTTGGGGTTAAAACAAGGAAATTATTTTGTAATGTTTGGAGATCAGCCATAAAGACTGGAACATTCAAAGCTGGAGCTGCGCCCTGGAATTGATATGTTCTTTGAACTGGAAGTGGCAAGATTAAACACCAAACTCCTGTTGCGGAGTCGAAACCCCGCCACCAAACAAACCGCCGAGATTAGCCAGTCCGCCTGATAAAATTACTTGTGCAATTCCACCAGTTACACCGCCTGCTAAGAAAGCAGCGCCTGTACTTGCAATAGGTGTTATTGGACTGTCAGGCATTACCCTAGACATGACCGTACCAACTAAAGATCCTGCGCCGATTCCCTTGACAACTTCGCCGATAATTCCTGTTTTCAAACTACTACCGATTTTTAAGCCGCTTGATCTTGCGCGTCTTGTATATCTTTTACGTCTTGAAACCATTGATTTACGTTTTGTTTTAGTTTTATTTATCTTTGTTGTTTTTCGTCTTGTTGTTGACGATTTCGTTAATTTGGTCCTGCGTTTTTTAACTGTTTTCGTTCTTTTTGTTACTGTTTTAGTTTTAGCTTTATTTCTTAATGCTTTCATTTTTTTACCCCACAATTTAGCGGCTTTACTTCCTTTTTTCATATTTCAACACCTAAATAATTAGCAATTTCATCAATTTGTTTTTTAGTATAATTTTTTTCCCCTATTACAATTACTTCGCCATGATGTGATCCTAACCAATCGGCGATTTCATCAATTTGTCTTTTAGTATAATTTTTTTCCCCTATTACAACCATGATTATCGACCCCTTGAAGAGCTTCTACCCGCCCCTTGTCCGCCCCTTGATCCAGTACCGCCACCAGTAGAACCACCTGATGAACCACCACTAGAACTTGATGATCCACCACTTGAACCACCTGATGATCCGCCACTTGATCCACCACTTGAACCACCTGATGATCCGCCACTTGAACCACCTGATGATCCGCCACTTGAACCACCTGATGATCCGCTAGAACTACCACCAGAACTGCCACCAGATCTGCCGCCGCCGCCACCAGAACTTGAATTATAACTACCTGTAATATTTACGCCGCTTAAACTTGCGGAGCTCCAGCCTGGAGCTAAACTTGATCCACTACTTGCGGAATTACCGCTAAAAACATAATCTAATGAACCTACATAAGCTGGTAATTTTATATTTTCATTTTCTGTTGATTGAATAAAACCACCAGTATTTTTTGTTGTAGCCCCATCAGGTGATGCTATCGGACTAGGTGGGGTAGCTGCCAAATTTGGATCCTCATCAAAACAAAAACCGCCCACACAATATTTATCATTTTTTTCAACAACATCTAAAACCCCATCACCAACGCCATAACTGGCAAGCCATTCAGGATAAGGATCAGCTTGTTTTGTTGCAGTAGGTAAATTTAACGCATTAGTAAAAGAATCAAACAAAGTGTTAAAGCCGCCGCCAATTTTAGAACCAATTCCAGATGCCCCGCCTAACCTGTAAAAAGCTAAGATGCCGCCACCAATTAGCGCTAGAGTAGCCCAGTTTGATATTGACACCATATAATACGATATACGCAGTTTTATTTATCATTTGTTAGCGGATTTCTGCAATATAGACACTTATCTAGTTTAAAATCTGTACCGTTCCATATTATGCCATATCCAATATAACAAGCATCACAAAGCTTTTCATTATACCGATTCGCTAATGTCGGCAGATTCTTCTTTCTTTCCATCTTTTCCAGTTTTAACAAACTTGTTAATAATGTCTTTAATTTGATCTGGATTTTCGGAAATCATTTTTTCTGCATACTTCATCAGTTTCGGATCACTTAGAAAAGGTCTAACCGACTTTGGAAGCATTGGGCTAAATTGAGAAATCAAAGCAGATATTGATCCGAGTGGATTATCCACATCTATTTCCTCTTTTGATAGTGTCACGCCCTTCTTTAACTGGTTAAGTTTACCGTTTAGTTTTTTGTTATCTTTTTCCAAGTTGTCTATGTATTCCAGGTATCTATTTTTTAACTTACCATGTATCTCATTACTACCAAACACGTTTCTAGTTATAATTATGCCAGAAATGCCCGCAGCTACTACCGAAATTAGTAAAATATATTCAAACATTACTATATAGATACCACATTAACTATATATTTCCTTACTTTTTACTTGTTTTCTACTTATTCTATATAGTGACACACACACCTTGATTTCCTGACAAAATAATCATGACTGGATAGGAAATCGGGGGGATTAGAAAAGAACTTTTTTTATTACAAAATCCACTAGAGAGGATACTCCAGTATCCGATCTATGATTCCGAAGGAATCCCGAATTAAAAAAGTGTTACTTTTTTTGTTGCAAAATCCCGTACGGTTATATACAAAGAAAGAAATGATATTGTAAGAACATGATTTTTGAAAAAAACAAGTGCGATCGCTGTACTAGGAGCTGCTATGTTTGTGTCCTAAAGGATATCAGATATTGTTCAGCTTGTTTTGATACCGTACACAACGATCCAGAAACCAAAAAACTGATGGAAACCATACTAGTTCAATG